TCCGTTCGAACAAAATCAATGACGTAACCTTTAATCAGGCCGCCCTTCCACAATACATGAAATACCATAGCTACAAGTATGGGGCACTCCCAGCAACATCAGATCTCACTGCATTTACAGATCGACTTCCTAGAAGACTTAACCAGACATTGGTTGAGTCTCTCTTTGGTAAGGAGATCGGTGAACTTTGGGGTAAGGTGGTCTTCGAAAGAAGATTCACCACCTCAAAGGACGCAGTCAATAACGGAGTTCCAAGCCACGTTAGCTACGCGGTTGGAAGCCCAATGGGGTTGTTAACCTCTTGGTCAAGCTCTGCTATTGTTCATCATCTCATCATTGACTACGCACACTGGTTGTGTGGAGTTAATGAGCTAAGATATATTGTCTTAGGAGATGACGTAGGGATCTGGAATCGACAAGTGTACGAAACGTACATCGAGTTGATGATGATGTTAGGAGTGGAAGTGAATAGGAGTAAATCTACTAATAGTCCAAAATACTGCGAGTTTGCAAAAAGACTTTTTGTCTTGGAGCGTGACTCTAAAAGTAAGATGTCCTATATAGAAGAAGTTACCGGTTTGCCAGGATCAGCCTCTGCTCAATTGCAGAGTGGATCCGTAAGCGGCTTATCAGGCTTTTTGAGCCAGTTAGCCGGCAGACTCTCCATCTCCCTCCTCACTGGAGGAAGAATGGACTATTCACCCCCTATACCAGGATGTGCTTGTGCTCTAGCTCTAGTACAAGTGTTATTATACCTCTATGAGGTAAATAACTCAAGTTACTGGAGGTCCGTAACATACATTTCATCATGGGTCTTTGATTCTAGGTGTAGCTTGTTACAGCTCACTTTGAAATTACCAGGACATTTGATCCCTACGGGATCCGATCTCCTGACTAATACTCATGGGGTTCCTATTAATCTCGCGTATGCAAGTCTTGTAGACTTCCTCAAGCTACAGGATATTGCGTACAGAAAGAAAAGTGATAGGTTGGCAATTTACCAACTCTTGAACTTTAGGAACATGAAAGATATTATGGATACGAGCACCAGATTCCTAAGCTTCCTTGCAGAGGGTGAAGATGACCCTAACATTCAAATGATCTTCGCAGAGCATTTGCTTGTCTTGGCCGCTTCACTTACAAG